GAAATCTAAAGATAAACAAAGAAAGCGAAAGCTTCCCGAATTCATCCTTAGTTCGTTGAAGTGGCTCGCAAGTACCCAAAATCTTGGGTATAAGGATACCACTCTTGTATTAGGGGTTGCAACTAAAATCCTTACAGTTCTTAATACTCGCGGTAAAACCGAGTGTATCAAGTATTGTAAAGACCTCCGTTTAAAATTTGCTAAGATCGTCCTTTCGGTCGATCCTGTGACTTTTAAACGAGGAGATCAGTCATGATTACCTAAGACTTTAGTCCCTATTATCGCTCATGTAGAGAGTTTAAGAAGTTACCCTTTTATTAGGCTAATCTTCTCTGCTCTCTACATTACGAGGATATTAAGGGTTGATAAAGAGATATCTCTCTCAACTATCGAGAAAGGGCCCGGTTATTCCGGTAATCCCTTATTGTTAGATGAGGATATATATCTTTTTCTTAAAGACTTAGGAGTGAATACTACTACCATTGGGAAAGTCCCTAAAGCTTTACGCTTTAGAGATTTTCATATGAGTTCAAAAAGTGGTCCTAACGGACACGCTCTTTGGACATCATATATGGACATAATGTCTCTTACCCCTAAACAGTGGGATGCTATAAAAGCAACCGCTGGTGAGAAGTTAACAGACCTTATGAGTAGATTCTCTTCTCTTTATAAAAGGATTCCACTCTTCTTCGATTCCCGAGCTACCCGCAAAGGTAGTCTGGTTTCTCGAAGATTGGCTAAAATCCAAGATAAAGAAGGGAAAATCCGAGAAGTGGCGATAGGAGATTATTATACTCAGGCAGCTTTGCTACCTTTGCATACTTATCTCTCTAAAGTACTCTCGAGAATTCATCAAGACTGTACATCAGATCAAACTAAATTATTTTATACCTTAGAGAACTCAATCGGTAGTTCTTATCATAGTATAGACCTAAAGGCCTTTACTGATAGATTTCCGATTGTTATTAACCAACGTATACTTACAATTTGGTTCGGTTCAGAATACGCTGATGCATGAAAAGAACTAATGGTTGGTACTCCCTATGATTATAAGGGTTACCCGGCCTACTATAGGACAGGTAATCCCATGGGGATTTACTCATCATTTAATTCTACATCATTAGCGCACCATTTCCTTGTATGGAAAGCCTGTAAAAAGGCTAACCTTCGTTGGAAAAGGGCCCGTTATATGCTGCTAGGTGACGATATCGTTATTGCTAACGATAGGTTAGCTAGTGAATATAAGAAGCTTCTGGCTGAGTGGGATATTGAGATTCAATATTCTAAGACACACGAATCACCTTATGGTTTTGAGTTTGCTAAGCAAATTCGACTCCATGGTGTCAATGTGTCTCCCTTCCCTTTAGCTGCTCTCTATGAGCGACGATGTGAAACTATTTCTAGTTTAGCTATCATCGTTCAAGAGTTCGACTATAAGTGTTGGAACTCTGATTTGATGTCTGACTTAGGGAATTACCTTGTTAATGTATTAGGTTGAAATAGGACCAGATGGTCTAAATTCAAACCTACTCTTAACTTAGTAATCTCCTTTCTTAAGACTTTACAAGGGAAAGGTCAACTAGGTAAGGCATTATATGCTTACGTAAAGACCATCTTTCCAATAAAGAAGATTGTATGACAGAAGAAAGTTAACCAAACACTTTTTGTGCAATGGGTAACTGTCCAAGTTGTACAACGACTTTACTTAAAGTCTAGGGAAAGGATCGTTAGTGACAAAACAAAAGGTAGCTTGGGTGACCTAGCTACCGAAATGGTCTGTCACATAACATCCCTAAGGGACGGTGGGATGGATTGCTTCGATTTAATCGAGGCTGTTCCATTCCTACAGGTATATGGGAGAGCTGAAGAGATTTATCTCAAAAGCTATGATTCCCTCTACGATTACGGTATGGGCACTCAACCTAATAAGTTGAGGGACCTGATCGGAAAAGTAGATATACCTCTCTCAGATGAAGGATTCTATGTACGTCATCGCGACGTGCTTATTGTCCAAAGTATGAGAGCCTCCCGGATCATAACTGAGATTTTGAAAACAACCAAAGAAGTAAGTGCTTACAATGGCAAGCTTAAATTTGAGCTTCCTTGAAGTGCTTATATCAAAACCTAGTCATTAGTGCCTGGGGGTTACCCCAATTACTATGATCCGTTTGGGTGATG